TGTACATTTAGATAAAATAAGTTGGGATTCCGTTTGGTTATCTCAACTTTTTTTCGTACCTTTGCATTACAATAAACAAAAAGAATAAACAACATGGAGAAAAGTTATTGGTTAATTAACGTAAGCGGTAGGCATGGCTATTCGATTATGGTTCATGGTGAGATTGACGATGATTACGAAGCCATTGAAGCCGCAAGCGAAGCAAACCTTTTCAATGACGAAGAGGATGCAGACTACGCAACCGCAGAGGAAGCAAGTGAGTACGACATCAAGCATTTCACAGAGAACAACTTGGTAATAGAAATATGAGTGTAGCATTAAACAGATTAGTACGAAAAGTTAAAGCCATTGATAAAACCCATCATAAGTATAAACTATTGATGAAGTACGATGGCGAAACCATTGCTGAGTATGATATGTCAAACGGAGAAAGAACGCTTGATATGAAAACTCCAGAGGAATGGGTAAGAGGGTGCATGGTTTTCTTGATAATCCTCAAAGGGAAAGATGAAAACAAGGTTGAAATCGAAAAAATTAAAATATAACAATGAAAATTAAAATAGATGGTTTTGAGTTGCTGATTGCAATGGCAATCGTGGCTCTGGGAGAGTTCAATGGAGTTCAGTTTGAGTATTTCCCAATTCTCCCAAAACCTTTTTGTGACAACTTGGATTTTCAGAGTTCTTGCGGCTGCAACGCTGACTTTCTCTGCATCCGTGTGAATGACTTGTTCAAGGTGGACGTTTGGTTTGCTGATGAAGAGGGAGAGACCTTTTGGTATGGTCTTGACGAGATTAAAGTGAGCCATCCAATTCTCTATACCGCCATTGTGACACACATGGCAGATGTGATGCGAAATATCGAAGGTTAAATCTAAAAAATTGTTAAAATGCGTAAGATTATTTGGTAGTTTCAGATTTTTTTCATATCTTTGCACTGTCATTGAAACGATAGACATTGAGTAAGGTCAAATGGAGACTAAACCCTCTCTTAATAGTTCAAGATGTGAGGGGGCATAGATAAGAGAACACCATAAAGATTTTCAGCGGAAAACACCTTACTTACACCATAGGGTTGCGGTGGACAACTTATTAAAAACCACCTTTTGGAAGATACCAGAGGAGAACAACCTTTTAGGTTGATGTAGACAAATGGGCATTGAGTTCGTGCTTAATGTGTCACTTCGGTGACTTCGTGGTGTGCAAATCCCACTCTTCCAACTACTGCTTTTAATTGTTAGTGATTTTGTTGGACGTTGGGGTACTAGCTAGAAAAGATGTGGCTAGTGCCCCAGAAATTTTTTTATAAAAAAATGTTAATTTATTTTGCCAATTCAATTTTTTTTCGTACCTTTGCATTACAATAAACAAAACATTAAACAATTATGAGAAGAATAGCAATTATTGACCACAATGAGCATGACTTGATTATCGAGGACATCAACGAAGAAGTTCTTGAAAAAGAGTATGGCGGTGACGAACAGAAGTATATTGATGACAATTACGACATCGAAAACTACTCATGGGATTGGATTACAGATTCATACTATCTGCCAGACGATAACGATGGTGACTTAATGGAAGTTGATTTCAGCAAATTGGTATAAATATGGACGCATTATCAAGCATTATATCTATATTGACAACCCCTATAGCAAAGCGCAAGGGTGTCACAATATCAGCAGAGGATTGTGAGATTTGGGCAAAAGAACTAACCAAATATCAAAACAATTATGAGAACAATCAAACGTAAAACAAAGATTTATTCCGTTGATTGGATTCGCAATGGTTTCTGCTATTGCACCACAATGGGATGCACATGGGAAAACGTTAAAGAGTGTAGGCAGCGAGCCAAACTCATGGGAGAAACCATCAAATATGAGCACTACGATACAAAGGTAGATGAATATAAGATATGGTGATGATAGGACTATTTATTTTAATGTCGTTGGCTGCAAGTGCAGGCGGTGTAATAGGAGGATTTATTGTATTATCCTATATTAAGAGTAATAAGTGAATTAACATATGTTAAAGTGAGATTATCTTTTGGTAGTCTCACTTTTTTTTCGTACCTTTGCATCACAATTAAAATAGATTTATAAAAGTTATGATTACATTAAACGGACAATTAGTTAAACTGCCTTGCAAGGTCATATCCCTTGGGTTAGATATGCAGTGCCATCATGTAGTTACACCGAGCACTATTCTTTCTGTAAATGCAGCAGAAGATAAGGTTATCATTGAGAGTGAGGGGATTAAGATTCGCTTACGTATGAACGACATTAAAGAGTTTTATACTGATACAAAGGAGAATCGTGATATGCTTGAAGCAAAATGTAGAAAAGAATACATTGAGTGGAAAGAAGCGGTGAGAAAACAAATGGAAACTTGTTCTCGCAGATACTAACACTATACTTAAATAAGTACAAAAGGAGGCAGATACTTCAACGTAGAGGTATCTGTTTTTTGTTTTAAGGACGTTTCTAATGGAATATAATAAAAGGCATCACCTCAACTGAGATAATGCCTTAGAATGGACTTAATTAAGTACAAATATGGGTTATTTTTTATAGTTACCAATGTTATCTGAAAGCCATTTAATTTCTTCGTCTTTCAAAGTTGTATAAGGATTCAACATGCCCCCTCTTCTTGTTAACGTCCAGTTAGTGTGCATGACTTCTATTCTAAATTTACCATCATCATCAAAATAGAAACGTATAATTTTTTCTTCGCCATTCTTTTTTGGGATACTGTAAATTAACATAGGACAAGTAAAAGTCCGAGGAACAGATTTCTCTCTCTCTTTGAGAATCGTTTTAATCACAGAAATTAGTTCTTTTTTATTCATATCATTATTCTTCTATAAATTTCCATCTAACTTGTTTATTGGGGTCACATCCGAGGTCACAAGCTTTTGAGAATGCATCATCAAGGTTCTCTCTGTCTGACTTGTTGGGGTCACACTCATGAATGAGTTCTTTCACCTCATAACGCTCCCTATTGTCACCAAACATGTGAATGGGTTTCTTAACTTGATATTGGAATCTGATTTTCTTTGCCATATTAATCTACAAGTAAAATTAAACCAATGTAGCCATAGAACAACACCAGCATTGTCACTGCTACTTTAATGAATATTATAAATTCTCTGTAATTCATTGTTTAAAAAATAGGGGATTTATTTGCGAATCCCCTTTTGATGTATGTTCAACTTCAAACAGATGCTCTCTGTGATGTCTTCTGCAACACTCTCGATGCGCCACTTGGGAGCACGACCCTTGTAGGTTTCCATGAGGTCAGCCACCAACCATTCATAGATTTGCTTCTGAGACTTCATACCTGCGGTCTTGCAGAAATCAGCACACTGATTGATGAACTTCTGAACTTTCTTGTCTTCTCTGTTGAGCATAATTTTATTGTTTTTAATTGTTATTATTTCTGTTTCTTGTGATGCAAAGGTACGAAAAAAAACTGAACTGGCAAAACCAATTCAGTCTTTTAACACTTATTTAACACTTGGTAATCGTGGCTTTCAACAAACTCTGTTCTTCCATGTCAATGAAAATCAATTCTTTACGTGCTCTCGTTAAAGCCACATACTTCAAGTTGAGTTCTTGTTTCAGTTGCCAGTCGAGTTGATTTACCCATGTCAATGGTAGTTTATTTGGCAGTAGTATTAAAACTCTGTTTGCCTCTAAACCTTTGCTCTTATGAGCAGTTGAAAGCATAACTGCGTTTTCTACCTTTTCGTCTGTAAATAATTTGTTTATATACGATTTAAGTTCTGTGGTGTCCTTAATGCTATACAAACAGATGTTTTCAATGCACTTGCACCTATCCTCTAAGTTGAGATACTTCTGTGCTTGTTTTGCTTCTGCTTCTGTGCATTTTCTATCACTCTTAATGGTGGCAATTAACTTCTGCTTTTCGTTTTCAAGGTAAGCAAGCACCTCTGTTATGTCCTTGGTGTTTGCGTTCTCTATAAGCATTTGCAAGTCTTGTGCAATGTCCTTACCCTTAACGACTGCGGTAATACCACTCTGAATTAACTTCATGCACAATCCTACAAGGGGTGCAGACGTTCTACAAAGCACCATGTCATTTTCTCTGAATAGGTCTGTGGAAAGACTATTAACATGACTGATTTTTCCGTCTATTGCACCCTTATGTGCTTGAATCTGTGGCACAAGTTCTTGTGCGAGACGTACCATGTTCTTACCACAACGATAATTAACCGACAAAGGCAGTTCAATGGTATTGCCTAAATTCGCAATTTTATCAAACGAATTGCAGTCAGCACCAGCAAAGCCGTTAATTGCTTGGTTTCTGTCACCAACGGCAATAAAACGTCCACCTTTGGCAGCACAAAGCATGAGTTCTCTCTGTGCCGTATTAAGGTCTTGGCACTCGTCTATAAACACATACTTGAACGTTGGGATATGTTCTCTGTGGCACAATGGGAGCACAATCATATCAACATAGTCTATAACTAAGTCCTTTGGCATTTTATAGGCATCCTCTAATAAGATGTCACACACCTTAACTTCGTCAAAGAGACAAAGAATATTGTGCTCGTCACACAAGTTCTGCAATCTTTTTATTTCTCCATGCTGAATGAGATTAACCCTTGCAAGGTCAAACAACTTCTGTACGTTACAAGAAAAACCCCAAACCTTTGCGGCTGATGTATCTGGTGTAACAATGTTTGACAATGCGTAAACGTTCTGTCTCACATACTTCTGATACTTCCAACTATCCACTTTAACGTACATCTTATACTCTGGATGGTTATAAAGTTTTTTCAGTATGCTAAAACCAAAGGCATGGAGAGTTGAAACGTCTGCATAACCTTTTAACTTCTCTTTTAATTCCTCTGCAATCAATCTGTTAAATGCAAGGAACTTCACGTCACGCTCATGCAAGTGCAAACGCTTACAAGCCATGACGATAGTTGTTGTTTTTCCACTACCAGCGACTGCGTTAATGGCAATGTTTTCATCACCATTTTCAACTTCGTTGAATATATCAACTTGGTAGGGAGATAACTGCATCTTTACTAAAGCCATACTACTTTTAATTATAACTCTGCAAAGGTACGAAATTCCAATGACATGACAAAATATATTAACGTGAATTAAGAAAAAACCCCAATGTGTTAAAATTGTGTTAAATTCATAAAATCATTTGGCTATCTCAGATTTATTTCGTACCTTTGCACCACGAAACCAATAAAACATTAATGATTATGGCAACAAAGACAACAAACAAAGTTCAGAACAGACCCCTCTACGAGATTGCACATGACATCCGCAAGGACTGGGGCAAGAAGGTATATTTTGGTGCAAAGCCTTACCTCGATGCTATGGCTACGCTCAACTCCATCAACGACACCTATGGTTGGGATTCGGCTGAAAGCATTGTCCGCTACTTCTTGGCAAACGCATCAACTTGGAGAGGTGAGACCGCAAAGACCATCAAGAAGGAACTGAAAGCAATGGTAGGGCTGAAATAAGCCCTCCACTTTCCTTAAAATTGATTATTCATATTTTACGATTATTATAGTTCAAGTTGCTGATTGCTTGTGAAAGTAGTCAGCAACATTATTGTATGTATATGGACTTAAATAAGTACACCATACCTACAACCAGCACGAAATGGCTCACGTTATCACAACGCAAGCCATCAAGATAATTTAATAACTTAAAATGTAAATATTATGAGCAAAACCACTGACATTATAGGGTTATCGTATCAATGGGCGAGGATATATCACTCAGCCACACATCAACCGTATCATACACCTCGCATCCACCTTTCTCTGTGCGGAAAATGGTCGTAGCGATGGACTTGTAGTTGCAGTCGAAGAAGACATTGAAACCAATGGTCTTTCCTCTCATGGTTATCTCATCTATCGACAGATTGTAGCCATTCAATTCCTCATAGGCTCTCTCAAACGATAGCAAGCTTACTTTCTGAACAAGACTATCTCTGTCTCTCTTGGCTAACTCAGTAGCCAAACCTTTGATGATTTCTTTCTGTATATCCATATTGAATTGTATTATGTAGGTTTCTTATTCGTTTGCAAAGGTACGAAATTCTATTGACATGACCAAACACATCTGCAATTTTCTTTGTTAATTAATGTTAACCTATATTTGTACTTAATAAAGTACGCCATAGGGGTAGAGACGAGAAAGGGGAGGTTGCCCTCCCCTCTCTTTACTCTGCGATGTTCGCCCACATTTCCTCAATCTCTGGGGTCTGTCCGACTGCTACGATGTTGGAGAACTTGTAGTTACGAACCATCACGATGTCCTCGTCCTCGATGCCGCTGGTGGTCTGCTTGACCGACTTGTTAGGTGCTACATACAAGTGCTCCTTGATGAAGGTCAGTTCGTCCTCGGTGGCGAAGTGGTCAGCCACGATGTAGAAAGATTCAAACTTGGTGCGGTCATTCTCCTTGAAGGTAACGCACAACTGGAGGTTTCCGTCTTTCTGTGCTCGCTTGATGATGTTGGGAACAACCCAATCGTAACCATTCATGGCATCCGACTTGAAGTTAGCCTCATCACCTTGCTTGGCAAGGGTACGATTAATTGCCTTTGCGTAGTCGTAGGCTCGTGCGTTAGTCACCTTGGTAACTTTCACGATGTTCGGCATGGTCTCACCAAACTCATTCAGCCATTCTGTTGCCGTAGCCTTGGGAGCACGAAACTTGGGTGTAGAACGTGCGATAAAGCCGTAGCCAAACTTGCATGATGCGAAGTCTTTACAAGCAGCGATAGTGCTGAAAACGTCCACAACTGCGATTAACAACTCACTTACAGAAAAATTACTCTGCTTCATTTTACTTAAAGATTAAATTGTTTTGTGGCAATATTGCCGATGTGTATCAATGTTTCAAAAATCACGTTGTCTCTGAAAGACGATGCAAAGGTACGAAATAAATCTGAGACCACCAAACATTTACCCCATTTTTAAACACTTTTTAAGGAAAAAGACTCTCTTTTAACATTCGTTTACAAAAAAACCGCTATTTTGGCTCATTTTCCATGCTCACTAACTGACTACCTTTGCAGCCGCATAAATAAACAGATAGGAAAACGCACATATACGCACACATATAGGGCAAAGAAATACAGATAAAGCCATTTAAGGCACTTTTTAAGCGTTTTAAGAGCGTTTTACCTATATGGTGGATAACTTTTACCTTTGCCCACCTAAAAACGTCTCAGAGAGCCTTAAAATGAGCCATTTAACATTTGTATACATTTGAGTATCAAAAACTTAATAAACGTTAATTGTTGGGTGCATCTGTTAGGTTTATGCTTTTCCATGTACTAATATAATAAAGAGACAACAAAAATGATGTTTAACCCAAAAAATAGGAGATTAAGGCATGGAAACGTAAACAAAAGTTAAAAAATGGCATTTTTCGTGTTAAAAAATGTATTTCCTTCGTTTTTCTCACAGAAAATGACTAACTTTGCACTCGCAAACAAGAAACAAGAAGTTTAATTTAATAAAGTATCGTAATATGAGAAGTATCAATTTTAAGGAGAACAAGAACGTTGTACGCAACGAGGGTTTAAGCATCTACATGAGCGAAATGAACGCTCGTAAGCCGCTTTCTGATAGCGAAGTAAGGGAGTTAATCACCAAGGCACAGAACGGCTCACAGAGAGCACGTAACAAGGTTATTGAGGCAAATCTCCGTATCGTTTGGAGTATCGCTGCATCCTACAACGGAATGGACCAGTTTGAGGATATTCTTCAGAACGGAAATTATGGTCTCTGTATGGCAGTGGACACCTTTGATGTTTCACGTGGAACAATGTTCAGCACATGGGCTTTGGAGCAAGTTCGCAAATATATCGGTATCGGACTGACTGACGAGAGCCGCACGGTGCGCCAAGGTGCTCACATGGTGAAAGCCAAGGCAGACTATCACGCTGCAAGCATGGATGCACCTTTGGGCAACGAGGATGGCGATGAAAAAACTTTACTCGACACCTTTGCAAGTGCAAGCCGAGCCGACAACCTCACAGACGCTGCCGATATGAAGTTAAAAATAGAGTATCTGATGCGTGGCTTAGACGAGCGTGAAAAGGCTATTGTGTGCGGTCTCTTCGCTATCGGATGCGCTGAGGGTGAATGGACTGAGGGAACACTCGCCAAGCGTTTCAACCTCACAGAAGAGAGAGTGCGCCAAATCAAGTGGGAAACACTGAAAAAGATGAGGGAAATGGCTTGAAAAATCTTGACAAAGGTAGGGCGAAAGCCTTGCCTTTGTTTCACGTGAAACATTGTGGAGGGTATGCCGAGGGGTACACCCCCCACCTATGTAACCCCCACCCCCAAGGGGGATTTTTAACACTCTTTAACACTGGACAGTTTTGTAAATAAATTCCAGGAAAAAATTTCATCTTTTCCACAAGGGGGTCCTCTTTTTTTTCTTTAATGGTATTTAAAAAAAATTCTGGAAAAAAATTTTAGAATGTTAATTCATAATCCTCAACTGTTTTTATTATCATCTTGTGGTTTGATTTTAATAAGTCCTTTTTCTATTGCTTCTTGTCTTTTTAGGTATATTCTATAGAGTAGTTTTTCTATTATGGTTAATTCTCTTGCGAATTGTTGCGCATTTGAGTGTACTTCCTTCCTACCTTTATAGTATGGAGTTGGTACATGTCGTACATATTTTTGGTTATCTTGAAACACTAGTGTATCTGTACCATATATATGATGGTATTTAACTTTGTGTTTCTTATCACTAAAGTTTTTGTCTCTAACGATTTCAGTGATTTTCTTTGCCCATCCATATACTACTTCTCCATCCTTTTCTCCATTATTTGTATAATAGAGGTAGACGAATTTTCCTATACAGTTTTCTAGTTCCTCAATTGAATTGTAATATTTCATTAAATTGTTGTTTTTCTAATGTAGATATACTTTGGGTATCTGCCTAATACGAACAGTGTAACTGGGCATATCCACATTCTCGTTGTTTTGTTTTCGTCATTTGGGTCAACGTGTGTATAGTTTCTTCCCCAGATGAGTTTATCTTTCCATGATGTCCATTCCTTTGGTAGTGGTTCAGCTATGAATTCATCATAGACTGTTGTTGGATAGCTGACTGGTTTCTCCGTGCATGTGATGTTGACAGTTACTTCATTTTGTCCATTTGCATAGAGTTCGCAGAGGTCATCAGCTCCTGCTACCATTTCTAGGTTGCCGTGTTCGAATCCCCAATGTTTAAAGTCGTAGTACCATCTTTTGATTGTTGAATCGACTTCAGCCACAAAGTGAAGATTATATTCATTTTTCCTAATCAATACATTTTTGATAAGGATTAGAATTGTGTAGATTTTTTTCAATAGTTGTTTCATAATGTCTTATGGAAATTTGTAGAATATCCTTTCATGTGGAAAGAATACTTTAGTTATTATCATTCTCTTGCCGATATTCTTTTCAAATTCGTCCACTTGACTGCAAGAGAAATATTCTGACACATCTTTATTTGTTGTTACCTTATATGCTACGCCATTCTTCACATTTTGTTTCGATATTCTCAGTACTACCTCATGTGGGTCATGTTTTGCCTTAATGAGTTTACCATCGTAGAGAATTTTATTTGGTGGGTAACGCCAAAGTGATGAGTCAATTTTATATTCAAATGACTTTAAATCCTTTGTTGGTGAAAGGTTCACTTTATATTTTCTCACTAGCAGTTCCTTATCGTTCTGTTTAACGATAACGCTGTCTTTTGCTACTGATGCGCATTGCACGATGAATGTAATACCAAACAGTGCAAGGGCTACAATAAGTATAAGTAAAAATGATTTTGGATTCATATAAGTGTTGCTTTAGTCCATGTTCGAGTCCAATGTTCGTCTGTTTGTACGTGGTTGGGTCTTACCCATTTGCATACGTTGTGTGAGAATTCATCGTTATGGAATGCCTTAGTTAGTCTTACAACAACTCCCTCACGATTATCTCCAAAGAGTGATGGTTCATTCACTAATGAATTTACCAAGTCTTCCAATTGTTTTTCTGAGTCTACTTTTCCTCTCCACAGTTCTGGGACTGTGGGTACTCCTAGTATTTCAGCCCAATACTTGACAAAATCCCAAGATGCCCAATATTGTGTTGTTTCGTCATATTGTGCGAACATAAACCAATATGATGGTAGTTTATCGTAGTGTATTGAGTGTTCTCCGTAGAGATTTTCCCCAAATACGATTTCATTGTCTTGGAGTAGTGGTTTCACTTTCCAATAGAGTCCATCATCACCCCAGAGGTTACGTGACCAAGGGGTACGTGTAGGCGCACCATGACTACGTGCATATACATCTTGCGAGGTAAATGCAGTATTTTCCCCATCGAGCTTTTCTGTGATGACAATTTCTTGGTTTTTGAAATAGTCAAACCAACCATCTTTCAGTTTCTTATCATCCTTCGTAGCTCCTAGAGAATATGGCAGATGATATGTCCTTGGGTATTTCATTGTTTATATATTTTCTCATTAACCATTTGGAATTCAATATCTTTTATTCTTCTTCTCCATTTACGGTCAAGTTTTTCCCAATATGCATGGTCTTCTGGTGTTGAAGACCATTGGAATGCCCTGTTAATGAGTTCGCAATATTGTATTGGATTGAACAATACTCTAATTGGTTCAATAGTAAATGGGTTGATATTATTTTCTATTGTCTTAAAATATGACCGTTTCTGTCTTCTCACAGCCCTTTGATACCCACGTAGTGCGTTATTCTCTTTCAGAAACGAAAGGAATTCTGCAACCATTTGTCTATATGTAGCTTTTATAACTTTCATTCTCCCCACTTATTAAGTCTGTCCGTTGTTAATAGTTCAAAGTATTCGTGCCAATCCAAGTCAACCTTATCTGGTTTCCTACAATCTGTCAATTCGATACCCATATACTTGATGCATTGCATTGGTTTGATTTGTCCTTTTTCTGCCTCAAGGTGGTGTTTTGCGCATAGTGCAGCACCATTGGATAGGTAGTAGCCTCCATCGTTAAAGAGTCTTCTATCCATGATGTGATGTGCGTCTACTGCATCGCAGCCGCAATTTGGTACACAGCATTTGCCATTTGTCTTGGCGAATACTTGTTTTTTAAATTCCTCTCTTGTTAGGAGGTCATTGTTATTCCATGCCATTTTCTTTTGCTTTTTTAGCTTGTTCTTTCATATATTTGTCAAGGTTAAGTATTCCATCAATGAGGTTTGAGCCACTGTTTTCTAGCTCTTTATCCTCTAGGATGGATTCTCTAGCCTCACGTAGTGTCCATGAATTCTTACCTGGTTGTGGGGCCATCATATATACATAATCTTCCCCATGCAGTTCTATTTCCTTATTGATTGCGTTAAGTGCAATCTGTTTTGCTTCGTCTCTAGTCATAATGATACTATTTTCTCAACTGCAAAGATATGAAAAAAATGTGAATTAGCCAAATTATTTAAGTAAAATTAACTATTTATTGGCATGAATAGAAAGGTTTATATAAATCCAAAACAATATAGCGTTTTAAAAGAATCAGAGTGGAATCTCCATTATGGTGGATATGATAATGGTTATGGTCATGGTGGGCATAACATGAAACCTCATATGAGTGATAATAAGCATGTTATGGTTGGTCGTGATACTGGCCACTTCGGTAGTGGTACATATTTTTCAACATATAGTTTTTCTGACACTCAGAGTCAGCCATTGCGTGACAGCATGAATAACCAAGACCCAAATTTCATTCAGATTGGCAATAATGTATATCGTGTTGACCTTGACCTTTATAAGAACTTGTATAGGGTTAGGAGCAAAAAGCAAGGTGACATATTATATACCATGATGAAGAATTTGAACATGATGTATAATAAAATATGTCATTACATGGGTAATTTTGAAGATGGCAGTCACGCCAACTATAATAATGCAGTTAATTATCAGATAATCAGTAGGAATGCAGAGGCATTGAACCTAAAGTGTCCTAGTTATTACAAGCTTACTAGGATGGCTCAAGAGCATGGAAAGGATAAGGATGCAATACAGTCATTCTCCACTTTGTTTATGGAGCTTAATGGATATAATGGTGTTAATGTAAGTGGTGTTGAGTATTACGACAATACGTTGCATGGTTCTGTTATATATGACTTATCAAAAGTTAACACTGATATGGAAGAGGTAAGTCCTAAGAGCCTTTTTACTGGACTTAGAGACCGTTCATATGATAATACAATTGCTAGTAAGGGTTACAGTGATGAAATAGCTGACTCTTTAAATGGTGAATACATTAATTGGTATGATGAGATAAACAAGATGCCAGTGCCACATGCTATGAGGGTATTGAAGAATTACACTGATAGCGGACATTTGCTAAATGCTTTCACTGTTAGGAAATTTAATGAAGATTTACAGAAGCGTTATTTAAGGCTAATATTTGCTAAAGACCCTACGGATATGTTTGGAAAGAGTCTTTGTACTGAGTTATTATCTGGGGATGACAGCCGTTGGTACTTGGAGCTTATTGAAAACACCAAGTCATATTATTGGGTTAACTACTATGACGAGCGTTACAAGGTCAGTGGGTTGGTTAAGCTATTATGGAACTACAGTCCAAGTTGGGGTTTATCTTCCGAGGAACAAATGGCAGATAAGGAGAGGTATCTTGAAATGTTGGAGGGATATATGCAGAGAGACCTCACACCAATGGAAGAAGAATACATAAAAGAGGATTTCCTTTACGATTGGGATGGATTCTATAGTTCATTAAATAGTAAGTAAAGGCATACATTTAGATTTAAGGTACTCATACAGTTTTGGTGTGCGTACCTTATTTATTGCTGATATTTTTGAATTGAATATACCTCCCATTGGGAACACTATTCTTTTGAAATTCTTGCAA